GGTGGAAAGATTTATGCGTATGAATATCCGTATCGTTACGGAAAGTCAGCACGTGTAAATAGATACATCGAAGTTGACCATTATGCGCCGTCAAATTTTATTATGAGTATAACAGGAAATGCTAGCGATGTAGCTATAAATATTGGCGATAATGTTTACGCAGTAGATTATCCGATTTATGATGGCGACCGTCTTGTAATTGATTCTAGAAGCACGGCAGAATCGGACAGAAGAGTATATATTGTTCATTCCGATGGAACGGTTTCTAACGTGTTTAACTGGCGGTCTACACGATATTCTATTTTTGAGAAAATTCCTGCAGGCAAGACTATGGTTTCGTATAGTGGTAATTTAAATGTACAGATTACCATTTTAAAAGAACGGAGTGAGTTCCCATGGAAATAATTTTGTTTGATGAGAATTTCGAGGAAATCGGTCCTGTAAATATTAGTGCAGATTTTGAGGTCGGAGACATTGATTCATTGAATGATTTTGAAATCACTGCCAATGTGAATGCGTATGGAATGTATATTCCTAATACGGAATATGGTGGAGTTTTCGAATATAAATCTAAAAAGTCGAACTCGCTTTTTACAAAGAAAAAAGGTTGGAGTTGGCGAGGATTGATGGCACAGGCAATTATCGAACCACCGCAAGGCGAAGATTACAAAGTAGTCAGTGGAGAAGCAAACGACATTTTGCGTAGTTTGCTTTCTAACGCTCTTGGAGGGCTGTTTAATGTGCCAAATAACAATTCGGGACTAATTATTAACAACTACCAATTTTTGCTGTATACACCACTTTTAGAGGGTCTTATGACGATGTTATCAGATTATGGTTACCGTTTAAAGATTTGGGCAGATAGAGACAGGGCAGGAGGTCAAGTAAAGGTTTACGCTGAAGCTGTAAAGGCGGTTACTTTGGAATCATCTTTTGATGAGGATTCAAAGTTGACGATGGAATTTGTACAGAATGACATGGGCATTAATCATCTTGTCTGCATGGGTAAAGGAGAACTACAAGACCGTCAAAGAGTTGACCTTTACATAGATGAATTTGGTAACGTCTCGCAAACGCAGTATTACACAGGATTCCGAGAACGTACGGCATATTATGATTATGCATCGGCAGAATCTGAGGACGTATTAATCAAAGATGGAACCAAGCGTTTAAAAGAGCTTGCCAATTCGAAAACTATGAACGTTTCAAGCGGAGATATAGAATTGGAAATCGGCGATAAAGTGGTTTGTCGCTATAAGTCCGAAGACATGGAAATGACTGCTCCAGTTTTTAGAAAAATCTTGAAAATAACACGAGCAGGATATAAAGTAGAGTACAGAGTTAAAGGAGAAAGTTGATGGCTCAAGCGAGATATATAGTAGCGGATGGAGTAGAGGTTACATCCGCTGAGGATAGAGATTTTTACGAAGGAATCTTCGGAGCAGATTTAAGGGTCTTAGATGTCGGCTCTAAATTTGCGTATGAGATTACTTCAAACACAACGATTACGGTTGCTGATGGTGTATTGGTTTGTGAGGGTGGCAGATTACAAATCACTAACGGAAGTATTGACACTTTTACAATTCCGACAGGAACGGCAAACGTAACGAGCTATTTTATCATTGGATATAAAGTTTATGCAGATGGAACACCTACGGAGCAGTTTGTCAGAAAGATGGCAAATGCGACAGCTACGATTGATAGAGCTTCAATTCGTGGTGGAAGTAACGAACAGTTCCTAAGTATGTACAGAGTTGTACAAGAGGGAATTAATATTATTTCTGTTACACCTTTATTTGTGACTGCGCCGAATATTATTTCTGTATATCCTGTAGGCTCGCAATTAATGACAACGCAGAATGTCAATCCGTCTACGTATTTAGGTGGAACGTGGACAAGGGTTTCCACGTGGGAAACTTTGAGCGTAAGTGGTGCTGTGATAGGCGACCCTACATCCGACCCAACGGGAAAAATTTATATGCGGATGCACACGAAAGCTCAAATCCAATCTTTGTTCAATTCTAAATATGGATTTACTCCTACATTAGTTGGTACACAAGGTAGCGATACTTATACGGATTTAGGCATAATGTATTCCAACGGTCAATGGGAAGCTAGAAACAGTACTGTATATGGAGGCTTTCACAATACCTCTAATGAAGATGCATTCTACGCATTGGTTTCAGAGGCGGGACGCCAAAGAATTGATTTTACTTATATTACACACCGCTCCGTTTATACATGGAGGAGGACTGCGTAATGGAGCATTTAATGCCGTTGGTATTGGCAGTATTTGCTAGTACTGGATTTTGGCAATTTGTTATCAATGCGTATAATTTGAGTAAACAAAAAGAATCAAATTATGATAAACTAATATTAGGAGTTGCGTATCACATCATTCGACAGGAATGCGAAAGTTACATTCAAAAAGGCGAAGTTACGACAGATGAATACGCTGATTTGAAAAAGTATCTGTATGAGCCATACCGCATGATGGGCGGAAATGGTACATGTGAAAAACTTATGAAAGAGGTAGAAAAGCTACCAATTGGAGGATAGATTTATGGATTATAGTGGATATGTAGTATCGGCAGTAGCCGTAGCAGTTTATTTAGTTTGTGCGATTTTACATTCAATCGATAAATTTGACAACAAGTGGTTACCTGCAACCGCAGGAATTTTAGGAATTGCTTTCAACATTTGGTTTACAAGAAGCTTTGATTTTTCCGTGTTTATCGGAGGATTGGCAAGTGGATTGTCAGCAACTGGATTTGACCAAATGGTTAAGAAAGCTTTAGAGTAGGCTTTAAAGGACATGGACTTTATGGTCTTGTTTCCCCTTTATGTCCTTTAAGCATATATGGAGCGGTCCGAGGGCAAATGATGGAGCTATTGCACGACCTCTTGATAATGCGATAAAGAGTAGTAGCGAAGTATGAACGCTAACGTCCAACCACAAACATCTTGCGAAAGCCTGTTAAGAGCCTTGCGAGGAATACTAGTTACCTTGCTGATGGACTGAAGCTGACTGCGATGGCGGAGCGAGTCAGTTGCGCAGAAGAGAATCCGAAAGGGTTCTTTTTTTATTGGAAAACTTTTAAAATTTGTTATTGCAATATATAGATATATATGTTAATATACTAGTGAAGATAGATGGAGGTAAAGGAAATGGAAAGAACATTATTAAACAAAAAATTTGATGGGGCACAATTATTTGAAATCAATTTTACACCAAAGGGAAAGAAAGAAACTGTAATGCTTCTTGTTTATGCGTCCAATAAATTGAACGCATCAAATTATTTAATCAGAAACAAAATTTATGGAAAGCAAAATAGCGTTAAATATTCAAATGTAAATTTATTGAAATAATTATCGGAGGTAAAGAAAGATGACAGAAAGGCAGTGTGAACTTTTACAGAATTTCATCTCTATGTTAGGGCTGAAATGTAAAGAAAAATTTATGGGTGCTAAATTTCTAAGGAGTAAAAAGTACGGCACGGTGTTTGATATTGAAACCGATAAAAATGTCTACAGAATTGAAATCACTGAGGTTAACTGGTATTTAATGAAAACAGAACGATTGTAAAAGGAGAGCAATAGCTCCCTTTTTATGATAAAATACAGAAAGAGGTGGAAGATATGGAAGAAAAAGAAAAGAGCGTCCCTTATTTTATCCATGAGGGAATGATGGCAAGAGATGAGCGAACAATTAAAAGACTGATAATAGCATTAATGATTACAGTTGGATTACTGTTTATCAGCAATATGGCATGGCTTTACGTATGGCAACAGTATGATTATGTAGAAGAAGATATAGATTTAGATTCACGTGATGGTGGCAATGCAAATTATATCGGAGAAAACGGTGATATCGTAAATGGCAAGAATTAGAGTTCGTAGAAGAATAAGAAAAAAGCGTGGCAGACCTGCAGGTTCTAAGGATAAATTAAAACGAAGGCGTAGAGTTAGAGTCTATACATGAAATATGAATTTAAATTCCCTCGAAGTGTAATCGAGGGATTAATTGATGAATGGATATTCTCAGAGCGTGATAGGAAACTTTTAAAGCGTAGGCTTTTAGATGGAATCACTTATGAGAATTTAGCAGAAGAATTCGATTTATCTGTTAGGCAGGTCAAAGCGATCGTTTATAAATGTGAGGATAAATTGTACAAGAAAATAGGGTTATAAATTGCACGAAATTAGCACTTTTAGTTCATTCTAAAGGTGCTTTTTTTATTGTTTAATTTTGGTGTAAGGAGTTCGCAGATGTTTGTGTTTTATAATCCAAATCCGACAGAGCGCAAGGTCGGTGATTGTTCCATTAGAGCAGTTTCTAAAGCCCTTAACATTGATTGGGAAACGGCATATTTAAAAGTCTGTATAGCAGGTTATCAGATGGGAGATATGCCAAGTTCCGATTCTGTATGGGGCGCAGTTTTACGGCAGAATGGATTCTATAGAAAGACGATTCCTAACAGTTGCCCCGACTGCTACACCGCAGAAGATTTTTGTAAAGACAATCCGAAAGGAATTTACGTTTTAGGATTTGGCGGTCATGTGGCAACGGTAATTGATGGAAATTTATACGATAGTTGGGATTCATCGAAAGAGATTCCAATTTACGTATGGTATTTAAAGGAGTAAGAGATGGCATATTATAATCCGTATTATCCGAATTTACAGCAGTATCAGCAACCGAATATTCCGCAGATGAATTATCAGCAACCAACGCAACAGAACAGCGGAATCATTTGGGTGCAGGGAGAAGCAGGAGCGAAGTCTTATATGGTTGCGCCTAATAACACGGTGCAGTTGTGGGATTCCGAATCACAAGTGATTTATTTGAAGTCGGCAGATTCTAGTGGTATGCCGTCAATGAAAATTATAGATTACACGATTAGGAACGAGCCTCAAATTAAGGAGCAAACGAGTTACGCAACGAAAGATGATATTTTTTCTTTAAATCAGCAGTTAGAAATGCTTAAAAAGAAAGTGGAAGGTATGACAAATGAATCCTTTATTCACGCAGATGAGCAATCAAAGCGGAAATCAATTTCTGAATAGATTAAACGAGCTTAAAAGGTCTTTTAACGGAGACCCTAATCAGTATATTCAGCAACTTTTAAATAGTGGAAAGGTTAGCCAACAGCAGTATAACAGCGCAGTGCAAATGGCTAACCAAATTATGAAAAACATGAGATAGGTTTAGAATCACGTGCACGGATTTTAAATAAATGAAAAGGAGTTTAAGTTATGGCTTTAACAGATGAAAACAGTATGGTGATGCCTGTCGCTCCGATGTACGGAAATGGAAACGGCGGTTTCGGCAACTTCGGCGGAGATTGGGCATGGATTATCCTTTTATTGCTCTTAGCAGGAAATGGATGGGGCAATGGCTTTGGCGGATATGGTGGAGGTAACGAACTTTATCCGTGGATGAATCAGTCAAATCAAGTAAATGACGGATTCCGTGACCAAATGATTAATAGCACAATCAATGGAATTCAGAGTTCCGTGACATCGGGATTCGGTGATGTACAGACTTCACTTTGTAATGGATTTGCAGGAGTGAATGCAACTGTTAACAGTGGTTTCGCAAATGCAGAATCTTCAGCAAATGCCCGTCAGATGGCGAACATTCAGCAGGCATTTAATTCGCAGACAGCTATTACAAGTGGATTAACTAACTTGTCAAGTCAGTTAGCACAGTGTTGCTGTGATAACCGATTAGCAACGGCAAATTTACAGAGCGTAATCATGAGCGAAAACTGTGCCGATCGTCAAGTTGTAAGCGATGGAATTAGAGACTTATTGGTAGCTAACAACGCAAATACTCAGAGAATCTTAGATACGATGTGTCAAGATAAGATTGATGCCAAGAATGAACGTATTGCAGAATTAGAGCGTCAGTTAACTATGGCAAATCTGTCAGCTAGTCAGAATTTACAGACTCAGCAGTTATTGACAGATAACCTCGCTCAGACAAACGCATTAGAGCAGTATTTAGCACCTGTTCCACGTCCTGCGTATATCGTTCAGAATCCTAATTGTTGCCCAAATAACTGCGGTTGTGGGTGCGGTTGTAACTAGGTGATTCTATGGCAGAATATTTATCGAATGCGGTTCAGACAGTAGCATTAAATGCTCCGATTACGTTTAACGATTCTATCCCTTGCAATCGTGGCTTTGTTTACCACGAAGATGGTACAGGGGTTCTTATTCTGAGAGGAATTACACCGAATTGTTTTGCAAGATATCAAGTTACTTTTAATGGAAATATAGCAATTCCCGAAGGTGGAGCAGTTACTCCAATTGCGGTAGCATTGACAGTCAGCGGAGAACCGAGATTGACAAGTAGAGCAATCTTTACTCCAACGGCAGTTGATGAATATGGAAATGTGACTAGCACGGCGATTGTTACCGTCCCGAAAGGATGTTGCTTTAGTTTATCCGTTGAATACGTTTCGGGAACGGATGACCCGACCGTAACACCGACACCAATTATTAACGTTCAGAACGCAAATCTGACAGTAAGCCGAGTGGCATAAAGGAGATATACGATGCACGAGTTATATGAATTAAAAGATAAATTGTGCGAGGAACTTAAAGAGTATGGCGGTCAAGAAATGTCAGTCGGCAGTCTTGATGTCGTGGATAAGTTAACGCACACAATTAAAAATTTGGATAAAATCATTGAAGCATATGATGAGGAATATAGCGAGGACATGGGCAGAGAACCATATGACAATTCATATCGTATGGGTTCTTACAGAGGTGGCTCATATCGTGATGGTCGTTCCTACAGAAGAGGACGTTCCTATGCTCGTGGAAGATATTCACGAGATGATGAGATGATTTCCGAGCTAAATGAATTGATGGAATCCGCTCCGAATGAAAAGACGAAGCAGGAGTTCAAAAGATTTATCGCAAAGATAGAATCAATGTAGGAGGATGTAGCCTTGATTACGGAGAAAGATTTATTGGAAGCAATTGCCGAATGTCAAGGCGAACGGAATCCAAATGCTAATACCTGTATAAAGTTGGCTTCATATTATACGATTCTTAATGAGTTGTATGGAACAAAAGAAGAGCCGACTTATAGTTATTCAGCCGAACCATCATCGTATAGAAGTGAAACAGAATTTTATGGTTTGATTCAATCAAAAAGCTATGATGAGGTTATCGCATTATTTGACGAATTAATGACCGCAATTTCGGCACTAGAGCCAAGACTTTATCAAGGAGTATTACGAAGATTAAGAGAGTAGAAGTGTTTCAGATTTATGGTCATTATGTGATTTATTTGGATGGCAAATTTTATTCGTCGTGCGATAGCTTTATGGAGGTACAGCAGGAGTTAGCAGATTTAGAAAAGGGGGCTTAAATGCCCTTTTTTTATTTTTTAAATTTTTTATAAAAAAGGTATTGAACCATATAAAGATATATGTTAATATATAGTCACAAGATAGATGGAGGTAAAGATATGAAAAGATATTTTGAAGCAATTGTTGAATGTGGTAAAGGTTCAGAAAGGTGTTTGGAAGTTAACTTTTGCAAAATAGAAGATTATCCAACATCGTATATTGCAGTTATTGGTGAGAGAAAATTAAGAGTTATTGTTGAGGGAAACAAAAAAAGTTCAGAAAAATCAGCAATCAACGCAGTTAGCAAAAGGTTAAATTTTTATGAAAGTTTAAAAAGAAATTTCAATATTATTGAAGTTAAAGAAATTGAACTTTAAAAGGAGGTAAGGAACATGACAATTAAATTTTTAACAGGGCTTTTAACAAACGATACATTGGTAATCGTTAAGGATTACGAAACACATGAAACATATTTAGAGGAATATGCAAAAGATTTATATTTTGATGATGAAGTTAAAGATTGGGACTTCAGCGATGAGCATATTATTTATATTTAATTAGCAGTAAACAAGGTCAGCGGAGAACCTTAAATCTCCGCACATTATGGAGGTAAGAAAAATATGAAAAACGAAAAAGTAAAGGAATTATTTAATCAATTAGAAGCAGGTGTTAAAGAGGTTTACGAATCAGATAACTACAAAGAAATGTTATCTGTTATGTCAAAGTTTCATAACTATTCAGCTAACAATTGTATTCTTATTCTAATGCAGTGCCCGAACGCTACAAACGTAGCAGGTTACAAATCATGGCAGACAAATTTCAAAAGACAGGTGAAAAAAGGTGAAAAAGCTATTCAGATTTTAGCACCGTCAAAACGAAAATACATGAAGAAAGAAATTGACGAGGATGGCAATGAATCGGAAGTAGAAAAGGAATACATGAGCTTTTATCCGACAAGTGTATTTGATATCAGCCAAACAGAGGGAGAGGATTTACCGACAATATGCCATGAATTAAAAGGAGATGTTGATGGATTTAAAAAGTTGTTCGATTCAATCAAAAAAGCCACTACCGCAACCGTATCAATAGGACAAGTTGATGGAGAATGTAAAGGATATTTCTCGCCGATGAAAAATGAAATTGTGGTCAAGGAAAATATGGAGCAGATGCAAACAATCAAAACATTAATCCACGAGGTAGCACATTCAATTTTGCATTGTAAAGATGGAGAGCAGGAAAAGGCTACCAACAATACGAAAGAGGTTCAAGCTGAATCTGTAGCCTATATCGTAGCCAATTATTTAGGAATTGATACAAGTGATTACAGCTTTGGATATGTAGCAGGATGGAGTAGTGGAAAGGATATTAAAGAGTTACGAGCTAGTTTAGATGTGATTCAGAAAACAGCGAATAAAATTATATCTTGCGTAGCTTAGGAAAACGTGATAATATGATGGTGGCACTAGAGTGCCAGTCATATTTAATCTTTACCTCAGAGCCCGAAAGGGCTCACTTTTTTTATGCAAATTTATTGAATTTGGTATTGAAATATATAAATACATATGTTAATATAATGGTGAAGAAAGAAGAGGTAAAGAAATATGACAAACACAGAAAAAGTTGTTGAAATCGTAGTAAATGCAATCAATGAAGAATTAGATGGATATGAAGTAGAAAATTGGAAAGAGTTGTTAAGATATCTTGGATTAGATACAGAAGATTTCAAAGAGGAATTTGTAATTGGTTATACAGAAGGTAGTGAATGGTGGTTCGTTGGAGACGATGGTTCAGTATTAGATGATACAGTTAAAGGTGGAGTTACAACATACCGTCAGTTAATGGCTAAAGTAAGAAAGAGCTTAGGATTTTAAAAAAGTTATTGAAATATATAAACGTATATGATAATATAATGGTGAAGATAGACGGAGGTAAAGATATGAAAACAAACAGAGAATTTAATGCAAAGGAATTAATGGAAAAGGTGATTGCTTACAGAAGCAGTTTATTTTCAGAGTTTGAAGTTGATGGAGACGTTTACACAGTATACGTAAGAGGACAAAAGCCAATCATGGTTATTGATGAAAATGCAGAATGGAAAGCAGAAATCATTAAGAATGACAAAACGTTAGTAAGAGAATTCAGCCATTTAAAGAAAGATGGAATGATTGAAGTGCTGAATGATTTTGCAAAAATGGTAGAAGAAATCAATTGGGCATTATAAGGAACAAAGGTTAGCGGAGAGCCTTAATTCTCCGCACATGATGGAGGTAAAGAAATGAGAAAAGCAATTATTATACTAGACAGTAAGAACCACGAAATGAGAGAAAAGAGCATTAAACTTAATACAATTTTCGGAAGCGTTTACGCACCGTTGAAGCAGACAGATATTAAAGATGGAATCGCAGAAGTTCCCGAATGGGTGTTTCACAAAGCAGGGATTAACCCTTGCCAAATGATTACAGGATTTGTAATAAGTAAATAAGGTTAGCGGAGAGCCTTAAATCTCCGCACATCAAAAAGGAGGTAAAGTATATGAAAAAGTTTGATGTAACAGAATTAAATTACGGCACGTTCGATGAATTGGTGGAGCAGGTAAAAGATGTTCACATGATGGATTTGAAAAGAAGATTTCATCCGATGGATTTAGTTGAGGGTGACCCTTATTTAGTGGATGGAAACGTACATTATTATTTGACGGAAATAGGCATTCGTAATTATTTCCCAATCGTTGCAAAAGTAATTGAGAATGAAAATGGGAGTTATTCTCTTCCATTATTCGCATTAGGGTGGTAAGGAGTGATAATATGAAATTTAAAAAATATCCCGAAAACAAACCAAAACAGAGTGGCGACTATTTAGTGAAACAGGAGTTTCTAATTGGAATTGAATCACATTACATGTTTCAAGTGATTGAGTGGTCAAATCAATATCAAGCGTGGAATGCACATGATGACTATGAATGGGAGGAACAGACCGTTGAAGACGCATTGGAACATGCATTCACCGATGTGGTCGGATGGCGTGAAATCATCGATGAGGGTTATGAGGAATAGGAGGCAAAAAAATGGAAGAAAAATTTATTGAATATATTGAAAAGTATTACAGTTTAAAAAGTGAGTATGAAGTATTGCAGGCTAAGTTTGAAGATTTGAGCAGAAGATTTTCAAAGCTAATTTGGAGTAATGTTGAGGATAAACTTGGAAATGGTAGTGGACTTTTTTCTTGGGATTATGATGATTTATCGGCAAAAGGAATCACTAAAGAGCAGGCTGACATTATTGTTAAAACAATTTTAGAAAAGCGAAAAAAAGAGCATGAAGACTAAAGTAATAGCTACATTAGAGAGCCGTACCTTGAATGAGGACGGTTCTCTAAATGTTACGTTTAGAGTAGATAATTTTAGATTCCAAAGGTATCTGAAAGAGTTGGAGAAAAAAGAATATTCTTTGGAAATTTCGGAGATAAAACAAAAGCGATCGTTAGAGCAAAATCGAATGATGTGGGCATTAATCCACGAAATCGCAATGAATCACAACGCACCGATTAATGATGATTGGGAGATGTATTGCTATTTTCTTTCATTGGCAAAAGCCAAATATACATACATTTCTGTTATTGAGGATGGATTAGAAGATTTGAAAAAAGAGGTTCGAGCTTTGAGGGTTCTCAGTTATGAGAAACGTGCCAACGGAAAACGATTTGCCAACTGTCAAGTTTTCATTGGTTCGTCAAAAATGAACAAGGAAGAAATGTCAAGGTTGATTGATGTAATATTACAGTATGCCGAAGAACTTGGAATCGATACGGAGTATTATAAAAGAGGTGGTTTATATTGATGTTTGTTATAGATGGTCATCTTGCAGGAGCTAATGAATATATTAACTCTTGCAGGAGTAACCGTTACAAGGCTAACAAGTTGAAAAAGGATAATCAGAAACTCGTTCATAAAGGGCTTTTAAAAGCGATTTTAAAGGGTTCTTTGCAAAAGATAGATAAATACCCATGCAAGCTAAAAATCACGTGGTATGAGCCTAATAAACGGCGAGACGTTGACAATGTGACTTTTGGAGTTAAGTTTATTTTAGATGAGATGGTTTCCTGTGGAATTCTTAAAGATGATTCTCAAAAGTATGTGAATCAGATTACTAATTCTGTTTACTGCGATACAGAGAATCCGAGAATTGAAGTTAGAATTCTATTTGATGAGTTATAGGGACGTATGTTATAATTATTAAGAGGTGAAGAATATGGCAATAAAAAATGAAAACTTTATCGTGGTGCACGGATGGATGATTAACGACTTGCAATTGAAAGGCAACGAGCTATTAGTCTATTCGTGCATTTTTGGTTTCTCACAGGATGGAGAGAATTGGTTTACTGGCAGTGTGCAGTATTTGGCTGATTGGTGCAATACGTCACGTCAGACCGTCCATAATGTGCTTAAATCGCTGATTTCCAAAGGGTTAATATTAAAACATGAGAGATATATAAACAACGTGAAATTCTGCGATTACAGGGCAATTATACCTAATCAAGAATCTTTACAGGGTGTAAAAAATTTTGACAGAGGGGTATCAAAAAATTTGACAGAGGGGTATCAAAAATCTTTACATCATAATATAGATTCTCAAAATATAGATTCTAATAAAATAGATATATATAGTGAGGTTGTTAGTTATTTGAATCAGCAGGCAAATAAAAAATATAGAGCAGATACTCCAAAAACAAAACAGCTAATCAAGGCACGTCTTAAAGAGGGCTTTAAGTTAGAAGATTTTAAAACCGTGATAGACAAGAAATCTGCTCAATGGCTAAATGATTCTAAGATGGAAAAATATCTAAGGCCCGAAACTCTGTTCGGCACAAAGTTCGAAGGATATTTAAACGAGAACGTAGAAATAAAC